CTCGTAAGCAGAAGCGTAAGTTGCAATATTACTCAAACATCTATGTGGTGAGTGATGCATCAAATCCTCAGAACGAGGGTAAGGTCTTCCTCTATCGTTTTGGTAAGAAGATTTTTGATAAGGTGATGGAAGCAATGCAGCCTCCATTTCCTGATACTGATCCCATCAATCCTTTTGATTTTTGGGAAGGTGCGAACTTTAAGTTGAAGTTGCGTAAGGTAGATGGTTATTGGAATTATGACCTATCATCCTTTGATACTGCAAGTCCACTACTTGATGGCGATGATGATGCATTGGAAGAGATGTATAGTAAGCAATATTCCCTTGCTGATTTTACTTCTCCTACCAACTTCAAGTCCTATGATGAGTTGAAGACACGTATGGATGCGGTTCTTTCTGGTACAGTTGTTGCAAATATGACCGTACAAACTCTTATGGAAAGTGAACCTACTGCGCCTGTTGCAGTAAACACCAAGCCTGCACCGCCTCCTAATGTGAGTGTTGATGATGATGATGACGCAATGTCATACTTTGAAAAACTCACAGAGGAGTAATAAAGAAGCCCCCACAGAAATGTGGGGGTTTTTCTTATGGGTTAGTTCCAACCACAGACCCAGCACCCCTTGCGAGAACTCCCGCTGTTCCATCTTGTTTTACTTGTCTAGGACTGGAAAGAGCCATATTTGTAGGACTAGTAATAACACTAGAAACTGAACCGTCAATCACAATGGGAGCCGGTGGTTTCTTATTAGCATCTCCCTTAGCTTCAGCTAAGGCTTCTCTTTGTCTTCTTAATTCATCTGTATTTTTGCCAACCTCTGATGCTAATTCTTTTATTGAATCTTGATCCCCTCCGGCTCTCTCAATTTGCTGTCCGCCGGCAGCCTTAATTTGCTTTCTGATAAGCCTTGAGTTAAGCATCTGGCTAGTTCTTTTCATGCCGGTGATACCGCCACTCGTAATCTGAGTTTCATCAAGGTCATCAATACCAAGCACTCCTGCCTCGGCTTGTAACCGCCCTGTCCTTGATGTAACGTCATCTAGTGTTACTTCTACCTTCTTCTGTTCCTTTTGTAGTCTATTTAATTCTTCCCTTATTTTTTGTTCTTCTTTTTGCGTTTCTTTTAATTTTGTTTCCCTAATATCTAACTTATTCTCGGCCAATTTCTTTTGTTTGCCAGTCTTGTCGGCCATATCACTTTTAATTTTGGCAATCTCTTTTTCTAATTTTGCTTTTTTCTCAACAGCTTCTTCCAGTTCCTTGTTCTGAAAATTAATGTCCTGAGTTCTGGTAAATTGACTGTCTCGTAATTTTTTCTCTTTGCTTGTATCTCGATCATCCTCAATGGCCGCCGCCTGCTCCAGTCTTTCAGCCTTGCGTTTTGGGTCAAGATCAGCGGCAGCTTTTAATAGTGCTGCTTTTGCTCCTGCAAACTCATCGAAATCTGGTAAAAGATTAGCAAGCCCTGCGAGAAAGTCTCCAATAAATCTTTTAATCACACTAACAACACTACCTTCAAACTCTACTCCAAATGCAGCTTTTATAGCTCTAGTGATAGCATCATCAAACGCTTTAAGGAAGTTACCCTTTATTATATCATTGAAAAAGTTAACTATGGGATTATCAGGTTTACCAAACCATTCTATGAGGTCTTTTACCTTTTGCTTTAGTATTCCCCACACTGGCGAGTTTACAAGAAGAAGAAGTGCTGGTAATACAAGCAATGAAAATAAAGCCCCAAATTTCTTTAAAAATCCAAAAAGCTTTCCAAAAGTGTTCTTAGTGCCCTCAACAAGCTTTGATCCAGTATCTTTAATAACCCCTTTTGGATCATCTTTGAATCTTGAAAGTAAATTTCTACGATTTTCAAGTTTGGTCATCCTCATTTTTTCTTTTTCAAGTTTTGCTTCAGCTTTTTGATACTGTTTGTTATTTTTAGCATCCCCTCCAAGAATTGATTCTAAGTCCTGTAATTCTTTTTGTGAGGATTCGGTAACTTTTCGTTGAGCGAGTGTTGCTTCATATTGTTTTTCACTTTGACCAAGAAGCGCTCTTTCTCTCTTTGCTTGTCCCCGAGCTTCATCATTCTCTGAATCTTGTCCTTTACGGACAAGTCTCATCTCTGCCAGTAAATCATCTATTGTTGCTGCCATTGGATTACTTCCTACTCATATAAGCAGTCATGCCCATGTAAGCACCACAAATACCAGCCATGCCGATATAGAATAGTCCAAACAAGTCTGCTAAAACTTTAATTCTAGAATCTGGGAATATAGGGAGAAACACAAGTGCAGTGAATACTAACATAGAAATAAGAGATAGCCACGCCATTTTTCGTTGAGCATCCATCTTCTCTTCTTGCAATTCTATTTCTTCTAGTTTTGCAATTGCATTTAGTTCTTTGTCACTCACTACACCATCTCCATCCAAGTCGTACTTATCATAATTTGATTGTGGTTCTAATCTTTTTTGTACCACTATCCTCTCCCTCTACGATTCTCCTCTCGAATCTTTTCTGATTCCTCTTTCAAATAATTTGTTAACAAACCAACGTAAATTTCCCTCTCCCACGGTATCATATTTTCAAGTTCTGTTAAACTATATTTATGATGTTGCATCAATGCAAAATTCAATTCATAGTAAGACATAACTGATATGTGTGAGAGGGCTATTAGAAAAAACTGTCTATTCCTTCTATAATAACCTCACTCTCCACATTGGTTTTAGGATTTTTTACATTTACCACATGAAGAAGTTTTGGCATGGTTTCAAAGAATTTACCAATCTGTTCAAAAGTCTCTGTTGGTAAACTATCAATAAATTCACTCAACTCCTTTTTAGTCATATCAATTTTTTTATGCACTGTATCGCCATCAATAATTTCTTGAACACACCTATCTAATAATATCATTATATCATTTATCATATTATTATCATTTAAATCAGAAACATCTTTGATTGTTGGCCAACGTAAAGTCATACTAATTTTATCTGTTATTACTATTGCATTAGTATGTTCATCATTTACTTGCACATCTATTTCATCAAGATTTATCGTCACAGGAACTCTTGTTTCAACATCGTCAGGACAGAGAAGACTTAGTTCTGTCGTTTCACCTACTGATTTACAACGAATTTTTAAAAATACATATTCAAAGTCAAATAGGGGCATTTGATTTACGTTTAGGTTATTAAAGGTACAATCTTCAATAAGTTTTGATATTGCATGGTAAATGTCTTTTCTATTATCAGACTCTTGCAAGATCATTAAAGTTTTTTGTTCTTTAATAAGAAATGGTCTATATTTTACTTCTTCTCCTGTCGATGGTAGTTCTAATGTATAAGTTGGTATATCAAGTTTTGGTAACGCCATAATTTTTTCATCCTTTTATAATAATTTTCTCACCACGGCTGGTATATTTTTTGTTAAACTTCTGTTAACTGTTTGTGTAAATGTATCGACTAGAGACCCACCAAGACTTTGTTGAGATTCTGCATCAAGAGGTGACCATTTCCTAAATGACCATCCTACTGTTGTTTTTGTTATTTCAGAGCCTGGTCCTGCCTGTAAATCTAATCCTGCAATTGATTTGGGAAAGCATTCTTCTATTCTTAACCCATATGTCTTTCTGTTATTTTGATTCAGTAAAAATATATTCATTGTTCCAACATAGTCACTGTAATATGCTGCATCGAATGTAGTTACATTATATGACAATTGTTGCCATTGTTCAAAATATTTTCTCTCATCCAATCCAGCAGTAGCCTGAAAAGTCATACTAATATCTTCTGCAAATAGAGGTTCGGTGACATACTCTCTTTGTGGTCCTGTTATTGCACCAGCAGAAGCTATTTGAGTTTGCAATGATCTTCCTGGCATTATTAAACTTTCTGCTCTTAGTGAAATGCTCCTAACATCATGCCCGCCCAGTCCCGGCGACTGAGGACTAGAAATTTGTACTTCATATAAGTTTGGTCTGCCATATGCATTCTGATCCTTAAATGATGCTAAAACATCGTTTAATAAACCAAATGCAAGACTATCTGCAAATGTGCTAAATGCTGTTGTCATTTTACTGCCCTTATATCATTTTCTTGGTTTCGTTATAAACCTTAGATGTAGATGCTTTCTTAAATCTCTGCACAGGCAATAAAACTGCAACCACCCATTCTTCGGGAGTAACAACACGAATTTGAGATTTCATATGACTGTAGAGATATCTTTTAATAACAGCCTTTGCCATAGGTATGCCGCTAGCCCGTGCATAACTAACTCTGAGTCGATCTCTCTCACTGTATTGATTTCCCTCTGGTATACTATTGAGTTTATCAAGCAATCTAACCCGTAGGGGTATCGGTAAATAATGAAAGTTTAGTCCTAAAAATCCATCATTATATCTTTCCAGTGGTAAAACTAACGGGAAAGTGTCATAGTATGGTAGAGTTTTTTTGTGCTTAGGGTCATAGATGAACATATTCAAGTTGAATGATGATGGTTTATTTGTTCTTTTACCATCTTTAATCAACTCCAGTGGTTTAGGTTTACCAAATTCTTGTATTTTATTTCGATACCATTTGATAGACTGTGGCTTATCTTTAGCCGCATCTTTAACACTTTGTATAAAATTATCTGTTGCCATATAATTATTTATAACGAATACCTAAATCATCTTCTGTCAGTATTTTAAATTCCATA